AAGACTTCAGTCAATAATAAAAACATATACTCCTGAATTTCAGCAACTAAATAGTCGGGTCTACTCATAAATTCTTCAGATATGTAAAAAACAATCGGTAACTTTTCGCTTTCTTTCTTTTCCGTTTGGAATTTTACCGCGATAGTTGTCTTTCCTTTTGCTTCAGTTACTCTAATTGGCGTGCCAGTTTGGTCATAAGGAACCGTAACTTTCAACGCTTCGCCTACCATTAAAGGAGTCGCTCCTGATAATTTATTCAAAATTGTCGCTTCTCTTGATAGTCTTTGAGCAAAACCTAAATCGATAGCAGTCGCAAACAAAATATTTGCGTCAACGTTTGCGTCGTCTGATGGGAAATTTCCTCCCGCAGCAGTTGCAGCAATGTTAAAAAGAATATCCGCTTTAACAACAACTTCAAGGCTTGTATCTTTCAAGTCTTTTCCTTTGTTGCTTTTAACTTGGTCCTCAACGATTTTCTTGAAAGTGTTTCGAGTTGAACCGCTTCCGCCGTTTTCCGTAATTTTAGCAACTTTTAGCGCTAAACTTTCGATTTCTTCAGTTGCTTTTTTCAAATCTTCTTGAGTCGTAGCTTTAGAGATTTTCGCATTAATAGCGTCTAAATCGTTTTTATTTGCTTTAGTTTCTAATTTGTTTGAAACCTCAGACAAAAACTCCGATTGAAGTTCCGCTTGTTTAGTTACTTCTAAACCGGCATATTGCTCGGCGTTGTAACCTTTTGATAAGATAAATTCGTTAAATTTCATAACTTTTTTTAAATTTAATTTTTAAATAATGATTGATAAAATAATTTCTTTTGAGTGTCCTGGGACGGCTCGGTTTTTTCTGAAGTGCTTTTTGCGGCTTCAATATTTATGGTTGGCGTTGCGTGGTTTGATCCTTTCACAACGGCGCTTCCTTCGATTGCTTTGGCTTCCTGAATGGCCCAAAAATACCCTTGATTTTCGGCCTCTTCTTTGTTTGCGACGGTATTTATATATTTATCCCAAACAATTTTTTCGCTTTTGTCCTCTTCTGACTCTGAATTTATAGCCAAATCCATTTTAACGTATCGCATACCAACGGAATGTTCCTTTACGAATCCGTTAACGTATTGGTTAAACATGAAAGTATTTCTATTTTTTTCAATTTCCGCGTCAAAAACTAAGGCCTCCGTTTGCCCTTTATAGTCAAATCCAAGCTCATGCCAGTCAAATGTTAGCGCTTTTGGCGTTACTTTGTCGCTTATAATTTTGTCGAATGTCATTTCATGTTCCTGAAGTAGCAACATTCCGCGGTTTTCTTTTATTGTTTTATTCCATATTCCCGCAATATGTACGTCGCCGTGCGAATCCATTAAGCCGGTCGTATTTATAACTAATTTTGCGTTAATTTTATTAACGTTTTGGTCCTCTATTGTTAGCGCTTTATTTGCTTTTTTGTCAGCGTTTGCCGTTGGTAAAATTTGTTTTATCGCGTCGCCTTGCTTAGTAATAAGCTTTTTTTGAGCGATTAAAGTCTTTTTATTGGTCCTTAATGCTTCAAATAATTCCGCTTTTGTTGCAAATTCTTTATTTGGAAATTCTTTCGCAATTATCATTTTTTTACCTCCGTTTTCGCCTTTAGGGTTTCAATTCTTTTCAATATAGACGCCTTAATTTCGTCCTTTATATCTTCCCTTTTTGTTAATAGTTCTAATTTTTTAAGCTCTAATTCCATGTTTTTAAATTTATTCCGCCGGTGCTTGCGCCGTTGTTATCAAACTTTCAGCAATTTCCCGGTCATATTGGTAAATCTCAACCAACAAATTTATCGCATTGTTTCGGCTTATTTCGCCCCTTGCAACGCTTTGATTAACTAAAATAATACCCTGAACACCCCCAACGGTCCCCCGCAAATTAAGCGAAGCGTCAAATAATAAGCTTTTTATGTCTGAATCGTTGCTTTGAGAAACAAGCTCCCGCTCTTCAAGGCCAATCATTTCAGAAACTAAGCCCCTAAACTCCGTCGAATCGATTATATTAGACCTTAAAAGGTCCGAATAAATACTTATTTCGTCCTTTTTTATGCGTTGTTTGCGCTCTTCGTCCTCTTGCATTACTGCCAAATGGGAGAAAGTGCCGACAATTTTTCCGTCGGTATATCCTAAATACTTGTTCAAACTATTCGTTCGGTCGTCGATAAGGTTTTGGGCCTCACTTTCGATAAATGCTTTGTAAGCTTCCTTTTGATTTTCAAAGGTCGATCCTGAAGCCAAAGCGGAAAACGCTTCTTTAGGCAATCCAAACAACCCGAAAATTGTCAATCCGGCGTTTACTAATGTATCGTTAAGCTTTAAATCGCTTACTTTTGGGATTGTAGAAATATAATCGACGTCGGTCCCTATAATTTGTATATTTCTTTGGCCTGATAACGTGCCGTAGTCATTTTGTTGACCTTGCTCCATTTCTTTGCGTTCCCTTTCGGTTAACATTGCCGAACCGATTGCGTCTTTTTTACGCGAAACCCATGCCCCAATTCCTCCAGGATTAGATAAAAATGTATTTTGAGCCTCTAGAGCTGCTTGAGAATTGGAAACAATATATTGTAAAGACTCTAGGCGTGACTGGGAAAAATAGGGATTTGTGAAAGTTGACGTATCGAAATACGGAAGCAATTCCGCAACGTTTAACTCTTTTACTTCCCGAGTTACTTCGTCAACGATATATTTAACAATAATTTGGTCAGGATCCTTCTTGATCATTTCCGCAATATAATCGCCGTCATATAATTGCCCCTGGTTATTTAAAAAAATAAGTTTGTCCGCGCTTATGTTTAAAATGTCGGTTGTCGGATCCGCAAAGCCCCGGGAATCGATTAATTTGTTAACGTACCAGTAAGACGTACCAAAAATTGACTGAAATGTTAGGTCCTGAATTAGAAAATTTTGTTGGCTTTGGTATTTATTCGGGTGGTTTAGTTTCTCCGTTATCTCATTTTGAGATAATTCCCCATTTTCTTTGAAGTAAAATTTAACATTTGAAACGGCTTTTGCTCTTTCTTGTATAGCCCAAAAGACGAAAGGATTGGTTTTGTACCATTCAACAAAATCCTTTTTTAAAAGTTTCTTATTTCGTTGTGTATATTGGGCCGTAGTTAAGACGTTAATCGGTTGCTCAACTTTATAGCGTCCGAAAATATTCAATTTTTGTAAGAAAGTTAAAGCCATTTATTAAAATTATGGCCTTTAAAAGACTCGATTTCGAGCAAATATAACTAAAATTTTTATAATTCTATTGTTTCGTTAACAAGTTTTATCGATTTTTTGCATTTTCTACAATAAGGATAAACAATCGAGTCGTTCAAATTACCTTCATATTCGAGCAATTTTTGATTGCAAACCTTATTTTCACGATTTCGAGGGCAACGAATTTCTTTAATTTTCATATATTTGTGAGTTTTGTTAAAATTTTCCTATTGATTTTAAGTATAAAACGACGTATTCAATGGCGTCCAATGTATGGTTGTTTAGGTCCTCGCGCTCTTCGAGTGCATTCCCGGACCGGTCTTTTCGCCAGCAACTATCGAATTGCTCCATTTCTATGTTCTCAGATGTTTCCGTATAAAATACCTCGATTTCTTGCATCATGGAAATTCGCTCAATGATTTTGACCTTGTTACCGATTGCCGTCGTATTTTCCCAACCGGCCGCCCTGAGGGATCGAATCTTTAACGGTCGATTATTGTCGCAAATAACCGTTAAGTTTTGATTTATGTCTAATTTTTTGAACATATAAACCGGGATTGAACCGGTTTCGCCGTTTATTGCATTGGTCCCGATGCGCGTTTGAAGTTGATTTTCGCTAAAATAATTATATTCATGTATAAAAAGTTGGCCGTCGTAATATTTCACGCCCACAATTGCGAAAGGATCCACTTTCCCCCAATCAACGCCAATGATTTCGTCCGTATCGAGGTTAAAATATTCCTCTTTTGTGCATCTTTTCCAGTAATATATACGTCCCTCAACGCCTCCAATCTCTCCAAGGCCATAAACGCGCCATTTATTCGCGTAAAACTCCGATTTAATTGTTCCGTCCGGGTTATATCCGCGCTCTTTATAGCTTAATATATTGCGTTTTTCCTCCGGGCTTATCTTTTCGTTGCCCTCAAAGGTCACTTGTATAAAGTTTTTTTCGTTGATTAGCTCATGAATATAAAAACGCTTATCGGCGTTAAAGTCAACAATTACCTTTTTTGCCCTTTGCGAAATGTCGAAAGTCTTTTTTTGTTTGACCTTGTTGACCTCATTTATGTAAATTATGTCCCTACGACGACCTTTTCCAAGGTCCTCTTTATCCAATCCGATAAACTCAATGAAGCCCGAAAGAGAATTTTTGTCGGTTAATTTGCTTTTATTATCATTCCATTTGAAAAAATCCCAAATATTCCAATCGACGCATATCTTTTTAAGGTCCTGAAAAGCCGTATCCATTAATTTAGTCTTTTCGGCAGACGCTATTGTTATTTCTAAGCTCGGATTTTCCCGGAATGCGTCAATAATTAACATTAAAATCGATACCGTTTTTGAGGCCCCTTGGCTCCCTTGAATGATTAGAAGCGGTTCCTTTGCAGCTTCCTGAAAGAAATCGTTCAATTTTATAGTGTTTGTTACTGGAATATAGTTAAACGACATTTATTTTCTTAGTCCGTTTTGGTCGAATATTGGCGGCGCTTTGACCGTTACGTTGGTTTCAACCGTTTGCGTTGCTTTGCCTTCGGTACGATCCAGGACCTCCTTAATGGCGTTTAATTTGTCGGAAGTCTTAATTTCGTCTGAATTACTAAACGCAATCGTTAACAATTCAATTGCAAGGGCCTTTTTTCCGTCGTCAATGTCTTTAAGGTCCTCCCTTATTGAAGATAAATCTCCTCTTTCAAGGATTTCCTTGATTATTGTCGAAACCCTTTTACCCTTTGGGGCGCCGTTTTGATTGATATTTTGAGGGTTGTTCTTAAAATTGTTGCTTCCCGCGTTTGGGTGTTTGTTAATTGCTTTATATCCTCCGGCCATTCGTTTGAATTTCGATTGTAAATCTTTGTAGTATAAACAAAAATACCGACAAAGTTAAATATTTTATTCTATTATTTACCTTTTATAGATATTTATTTATTAAGTATATTAATAAACTCCTTAATTTCAGACTCCCAAATTGATTTTTTTACTTCCAATTGCCTAATCCAAACCTTTCGAAGCTCAATTTTGTCCTTTATTTCCTCTTTTGTCATGTATATAATTTAAAAACCCGGCGCCATTTCTGACAACCGGGCAAAACAAAACTAATATTTTAAAAAGGTAGGTCGGTTTCCTCCTCCATTTCTTGAGCTTTTGAGCTTTCAGGATCGTTCGACCAAATTATTTTTCCATTACCTACGTAATTTTTGTCCGCTTTTGCTTCCCTTTCCTCCTTTGACTGGTTTTCCCAAACCGAACAATCGTTTTCGAATTGGTCCTT